GCAATGTTCATCATCACAAGACTCTTGCCTGACCCCGATCCACCGGCAAAGATGTTGAGTTCACCACGACTAAACCCACCATACAACAATCTGTCCAGTTGTGGCCAGCCTGTTGAAACTTGTCCACCTGAGTTGAAATACTTCTCAATACGTGCCTTGGGATCACTGAAGTAGTCTGTACCCATGTCCTTGGTCAAGGATATTTGCACAGCGTCTTTGATCAGTTTTTCTACAGGTTCAAAGTCGCCCTTTTCCAGCATGTCCGCGGCTTTTAGAATAGCACGTTCCAGTTCTTGTCGCTTGGTAAACTGTTCAAACTCGCCCATGAACCAGTCAAAGTGGCCTTCGTTCAAATCTGGTACTGCTTGCAGTCGGATGCCTGTGGTGGCTGAAATCTGTGTACGGTCTGGCAAGGTCTTGTGCTTGTCTGAATGTTCTTTGATGAACTCAGCCGCGGCTCTCAGACTCTTGTCAAAGTTCTGCGGGTTGTAGATGTTCTGCACACGCACATAACTTTGTGCATCTTCCAACATCATTTCTAAAAATAAACGTTGAACGTCAAGTCCGTATTCTTTTAACAAGTGCTTTTTTCCTTAGTTCTATTTTGATTCTACTGGTCTCTCGCGATTGCATTATAGTTAGCAAGGCACCTAGACGACCCAACTTTATAACTGCATCGTTGACATCTTTACAGCCCGCAGGCCAGTCTGGTATGCTCACTGCCCAGCCCAGTTCCACGGCACGATCGATCAGTTCAACACCTGCCAGATCTTGATCTGGCACTACTGTTATCTGTTTGTCTAGACTGCGTATCAGTCTGACTTGTGCATCACTGACAGTGTTGTGCATCACTGCCACACCACCTATGCTGAGTGCATCAAAGATGCCTTCGGTCACAATCACATGTTGCCAATCTGAGTGTTGTAAGTCTGTGCCAAACACATAACCTGGTTGACTGTCGCTGATAAACTTGGGTTGCTTGTCATCTAAAAATCTACAGGTGTATCCCACAATCTTGTTGTCATGGGTGAATGGTATGACCACATGCAACCTTGTCCAGTGGATGCCGTCGTTTTGTATCTGCACCATGACCGGGAAGTCTTCTGGCACATGTCTACCACGCACATAGTCCCAATAGAATTTGTGTTCGGGTGTCAACAGTTCGGCAAACGGTGGCAAATCCTTTTCTTCAAATGACACACCGCTTAGTGTGTTCCACATCTGTTGTCGATCTTCTAAGATGCCATTGATGCTTCGATGCCGCAGGCTTTCCAGATTCAACATCTCTATTTCCATCTCTGGAACATTCATCCAGCCCAGGAGCTTTCGAGCTTTGTAACTTACGGTGCGACCCAATATGAAACTGGCTGTGTAACTACAGTTGAAACAGTGATAACTCCAACCTGCCTCTGTGGCTTTGAGTCCACCACGCCCACGTGTGTCTCTAGTGCTGCCATTGTGCTGACAGCATACCGCATTGAAACTCAACCAGCCTGAAGGCGTTGTTTTCTTTTTTGCAGGCAAATAAGCAAGGATATCAAGCATCTGTACAGTGTAACAGATTTGTCACGCAAATGCAATGCTTAACGATAAAAGATATTGGTAACGTAGCCGGTTGTGATCAACACAGTAACAGCCTGTGCTTCGGTGCCACCAAAATTAAGTGGCAAGTATCCCGAACCACCGTTGGTGACAGTGATTTGGCCAATACCACTGGGACCCGTAAATGGTGCACCAACGGCTGTGGCGCCAGCACCATTGCCCAGTAACTGAACGCATGGTGCAGCCATGTAACCTGATCCAGCATTGGTAACTGATATACCGGTTACAACTCCATCAACCACTGTGGCAGTTGCACTAGCGCCATAACCTTGACTGTTGTTTATACCCAGTCGCAACAAGGGATGAAAGCCCACAACATTCAAATAGAATGTGCCAGTTTCATCAAAATATTCTGTGCTTTCGGTTACGTCTACCCAAAGTGCTTCATAATCTTGTGCAGCCTGTGCTTTGATTGTGCCAGTGAAATGCACAAGGTCATACTTGATTGTGGTCAAACTGGCGCCATTGGTATTGATATGACTGCTGTAGTATTCTGTCAGATAGTGAGTGCTCAATGGTTGTGGGTTCAGTGCCCAGTCTGGCCACGAACTTGGTCCTGCTTGCGGCCAAGAATTCTTACCATTAATAGTGGGAATGGTCACTGGTTGGCTGGCAATAAACTGTGGCAACACTGAATCCACAATGTTGCAATCGCCCCGGGTCCCGGCGTTGTCGTTGACAAATGCCGCTTGCACGTAATCACCTTGAGTGCGCTCAATGCTGTAGCTGCCGGGCTGTGCTAGTATTTCAATGGTGTCTGCTGTGTCCAGCACAACTTTTACTCGGCCCAAACTGGCGCTAAGTATAGTCATGTCTTTTTCGATTAGTAGTTTATCGCCTGTTTGGTTCAACATTCTAAATTTGAATGCGCTGCCAGTGATGTTCACGGGTTTTTCATCTTGATTGATGAATTCAAACAACAAGACGTTGTCCACGCCTTTGTTCACGGTTAATTGTTTTGCATACACTGGGTCGTACCTCGCTGTAAAATAACTGCCACTGGTGTCTATCAAAAGAACCTGGATAATTTGTTGGTAAAGATAGATGGTGGTTGAGTACATGTTGTATTTATCGAAGGGACAGACGGCGCCCTGGTTGAGGTGGCAATGTAGTACGCCAGGTCTCAAGGGAAAGATTTTGTATAACAGACTCAAACTCTGTAAATTCTTGTTGGGCCACTGCACTCAAGTTATGGATATGCAGTTGATTTTTCATACAAATTTCTTGAAGTTGCTCTCGATTTCTGTCCCAATCAAAATCTTTTAATCTAATGCACAGCCGAGCAACCATCTCTGAACGTTTTTTCCAGCTGGGTTCTCCATCGTAACTTTCGTCCCATAAGTCACCAAATGTAGAGAATCCTAGATTTTTTAAATGCTGCAAAAATCCGCAACTGCCATACATTACAAATGGTTGTCCGATCAACAAAGGTTTTATGGTTTTTTCTGTCATAAAAAATATATCTCTTGTCACATCACTTTCTAACACCAAATTGAAGTAGCTCATGTTGTGCGCAGCCATGCTGACCAGTTTCCAAATCACAAAACCCGGCTCTTTGCGTATGTGAGCAAACTTTGATTCAAATATTTGTGAAATGTTGTCAAAAGAGAAATCAATGTCAGAAGTATCTATGACGTCAGTTGTATCGATGCTCCTACCAAGATCTTGACCAGCATATCTAAAAATAAAACTGTTTTTTTCCAAGCTATTCACAAGGGCATGCTTAATTATTTCCCTCTCATCCCTCTGCCCAGCAATGGTGGTTGACAAACAGGGCTTGGGATAGTCAAATGTGTATGTTCTGTTTATGTAATAATACCAAGACTTTGGATCAACATAATCTTCTACTAGATCAAACAACAAATGGGAATACCAAATTGGGGTATAATTGATCGGTAACTTAATCTTGGATTGATTAAACCACGGCACAAACAACAAATAATGTTTGTTTTTGTCGTATTCGTTGTAGTGTTCCTGGTACCGTATCCCTTCATTGAGAGAATCAATCATCACAATTGGAGACGGGCATGCGTTGATTTGTTTAATGTCTCGGTCACTAAAGCAAGGAATCCTGTATCCTTTTCCAGTTAAATCAATAACTGATGTTCGATTGTGCTCCACAAACAACTTACTAGAATGCCATGCAAGATAGCGTGTGATAAAGTTTTTGACATTAACTGACAAGGTGTCTATGGTAATTTGCATGATAATAGTATTTAATGATTTCGGTTGCCGGTCAAACTAATACATAAATATTCTCGTATTATGGGCAACAATATTTTTGAGAAACTAGCAGAAAAATATCCGTTCATTACCTTGTGTGTGTATGCCAGTCAAGAATATGTGGGCATTGTGCAAAACAAAGATGACGCTGTCACAACCATCTACGACTTTGGTGCTGTACTCACACAACACCACAAACTGGAATTTTTGGAACTGGCCAACACCTGGTGGTGGGAGAGCAATAGAAGCATACCCATCAACATATTCCTGCGCAGGGATTGGGATCAATTCCGTTTTACTTTGCGCACATTTTCCAACAAAGATCTTGAAATCTTACACGGGCCTGTGTGCAGCCTAGTGGACATTGCTCGCAAAAAGAGCAAACGTAAATCAATTACATTAGTTCGTCGTATTGAGTAAATTCATGTGCAAGGCCACCAAAGCTGCATAGGAAATTGCATGACTCTTCTTGAACGTGTATCCACGCGATTCATCTCCATCCCACACACTGGCAAATACTTCATCCCAAGGCTTACGCTGCAGGTGTGCTTTGCCTGGTCTGATAATTGAAATAAAAGCAGCCATCCTGGGTATCGAGTCAGGTTGCATAGCCACCATTAGATCCACATAGTTGCCCACGTGTACCAACTGAGAGGCCCAGGGTCTGTCTGTCCATAGTCTTGACCATGGAGGTGCGGCTGACAACATGGCTTCATAGTGTGAGGGATCTTGGATCAACTGATACACACTCATGTTCAACAAGTCAATTTTGAAGTAGCCACGCTGTTCTGCTGACTCATAATCAATGGCAGCACAACCGTGCTCAATATCTCGTGGTATATCCGTGATGTAGATGCCCGAGTTATGTTTACGCGACTTACCATCTACCACTTGCCTGGCAGGCGTGTGCTGGATTAGTTCTAATATCCGACTACGATCCGGAACGTCAATGTCAATGTCTGCACTCATGTTCTACACAATGCCACAATGGTTTTTAATTGTTGTTCAGATTCCCATACTGCGTTCAAGGCATCTGCCACAGCAGGATACTGTTCAGCCATGCGCCGCGCTTCTGCTTCTTCATCACGCCGTTTACTCACCCAATCAAGTAAATTTTCAGCATGTTCATTAAGACCAACATGATATATTCCCAAATTAACGGGTTGCCAATTAAGACCGTTATACACTTCTAACTGTTGAGTATTAGTATTATACTGTAGTTGTCCTACACCCATGTAACCAGTGTTGTTGACATAGTTACCAGCGGGGCCGCCAGTGACTGCCACATACCTACCAGTTTGTTCTATCTTACCTATCATGTTACCATCCTGCTTGTTTCAATATTAGTTTTGCGTATTCAGCGTCTGCGGCATAGTCTGAGAACCGCTTTTGCCATATGTCTGAATCTATGTAAGGCCATATCATTGACACTTGGTCTGCTGTGAGTTCGCTTAGGAACTTTTGTCCCGACTCACAGTTGTATATCACCCAAGGACTGATGCGTCCGGTTGTGACGGCATGGCACATGGCATGAGTGCTGCCATAACGCAAACAATCATTGGGCGGTGCTGAGTGTTTCTCACTCCAGTCTATACCAAACTCCACTGCTCGTGCAAGTGCATCTGCTACTGCTTCCACTTTCAAATAGTCCAACAAATACTCAGTATAGATTTTGTCACTGCCCCAGTTGTCAATCTTTTTGTTGTGCTTGAGCAACCACTCTGTGAACTGTCTGGGATTGATTGCTCGAGTAGCCACACAGTATCTGCCAAACTTTACAAATGCTCGATAGTAAGGTGAGTCTGCAAAGTCATCAAATGTTTTGAGCTTGGCTGATCCTTGCGCAATCTCATAGAATCTCAAGTAGGATTGAAAGCCTAATTCAACACCACGCTCACTGCGTTCCGATCTGCGGCGCTTGGGCTCACACATGTGCACCACAAGACTTTCTGCACGTCGAAATGTTTTCTTGCAGTAGCCGCAGGTTAGTTCACTTAGTGTCTCGGCCATGGTCTCTAATGTATTGATCAAGTTCTTTCTTTGTGGTCATACTAGCCAGCAGTGCTATTTCATCTTCTTTGTACATGGGAAACAACTCTGCCAGCTGCTTTTTGATACTGCTGGCACCTGCACCTGTTTCTTTTTTCTTGGGTGAGATCCAGTTGTGTCTGGGTGTGCCCATGTCTGGACTTATGGCAGTGGCACACAACCATTGCAGTTCGGGGTGTCGACTGATGTTGAAAAAGTGTTTGTTCAATCGTTCGTTGGTGGAGATCAAATAGAACTCTTGCAGTTCTCTTGATCCTTCAACACAACTGGCCCAACGAATCATGAGATAGTTTGAAAACTTCTTGCGCTCCTCATCTGTGAGTTCTCGATAGAAATTTCTATTCTTGCGATCCAGTTGTCGCATCTCATTGGCAATGTTTAGTTTATCACTCATTTTTCAAATACCAATTTGACGTTCCCGTCTAACCATTCATCTAACTCAGTTAAATTAACATCAAAAATTAAACATGTACACGGCAAATTGCCCAGTTGTTTTCTTATGTATAGTTCTAATAATTTAGTATCTTGTAACATTTTTGTCCTAACAAAAATTGTTTCTCGGTCTAACATTCTTCTTATGTTGATTGCAATAAATCCGCGACCACCAGGTTTGATCATACTGATAAATTCTGTAAAAACAGAATGTATTTGTCTTAATGGTCTATAATGTAAAGCATTAATCGAGAATGCTGATTCAAAAAAGTTTTGATGATTTTTAAAATACTCTTGGTCAATACTTACAATTTCATCTGCATACTTGCCATCGGGGTCTAGACCAACAATGTTGGGAATGTATTTTTTAAAAATATTCCAACCGCATCCTAAATCGTAAATTACTTTTGGATTTTTTTCTAACAATGGTTGCAGATAATAGAAAGCTGTTAGAGAAAATATTGGTCGCGCATCCCATGTAGATTCTCTTGGAGTTGACTCATTGACTTGTGTTACGTGATTGTTTGTCCAACAAATGTTGTCAAAGTCTTTTGTAATTCTTTGAAAGATATCTGTAGATTCAAACTGTTTTTTAAACTGTCCAGGATTGTAAGGATTAATATTTTGTCTCACTTGTCCACTTTGATTAGTTTGTATATCATTATAACACGTTCCAAGGCATCTTGTAAAGCAGGATTGGTCTTGGCCAGCCGATGAATGTCGCCCCACATTTTATTTTCCATCAAATGATCATGCAATGGCCTACCATCTGATGTTCTACTGTCGTGATCGATATGATGTCCGTTTACTGGATCATATGCATAACCCATTAACTGTCGTGTGCTGGGATCAGCGCCTGCTTCGCGGGCATACACTTCATTACCGTTACGCTCGTAGATGAGAGTAGCACCAGGTTTAAGAGTTCCCATACTTGTAGCCATATTGAGTGTGTGCCCAGCGCAGGAATTGTTCCAGGCCTTCCTTGTCTTCTGGGTAACTTTCCAAGTAAATCTTTGACAATCGATTGATTATTTCAAATAGTTGTGGTTCAGTGTATGCCATGTTACCAAGCCTTGTTGTAGTCCACTATCTCACAGTTGCGACTGATGTCTTTAACAAAGTACACACAATCGGGATCAGGATCATCGTTTAACGGCACAGCCAGTAACTGTCCATTTTTTAATTTGGGTGCATACCACGATACTTCGTGATACACATCCAAGATTTCAATGTCCGGAAAGCTGGGACGAAAGCTGGTTAATGGATTGAACTGAAATACTTTAAAGCCACGATCGTTTATGCTGGTCAAGGGCAACACTTCCAAGTCACCCACCTCAGGTTCGCCTATGAGTATCTGCCAGTCCATGGGCATCTTCACAGTGTTCTTGCCAATGCGTAGCACCAGTGCAGGCGCATTGAAACTTTCTAAAAAGATCAGTGGAATGAAATGATAATCTGGCTCTTGCGGATTGCTGTTGTCTAATATAGCAAACCGCATGTCATCTACCTCTTCAGGCAGATGATCTAGGTCGTAGTGGATGTTGTCTAGGGTTAATATTCGCATGTTGTTATAATACACTGTTGTGTGACAGAAGTCAACCTATTTTCATCCAGTCCAGTTTTTCTTGTGTAAAGGGATAGTTGGCTTCTTTGTAGAACTGTTTGCGCTTGGTCAAGTGTCGCTTGGCAAATTTGCAAGTACTGGTCAAGTCCCAGATTTGAACATGATCTTTATCTTCCGCTTTACGTATGCCACGACCAATGGACTGTATAACTCTAACAAAACTTTTACCAGGCTCAACAAGCACCAAATTAAAAATACGGGGAATATTAATACCAACAGCAGCGACACCATATGTGGCCACAATGATTTTGTCTGTTGCGTCAGCCACTTCGTCATATTCTGCTTGCCTGTTTTTTGTTTTGGTTGACCCTGACACAAACACTGCCCGCTCACCCAGTCGCTCCACCAGTTGTCTGCCACATTCAGTACGGTCCACAAGCACTAGTGTGTTGCCTGTTTCGTTTACTCGGTTTATCAAGTCAGCCATAGTGTCCAGGCGTCCTGATTCCTCAAGCAAGTATTTAAGTTCGCTTTGGTAGTCTTTGTACTCCACATGATCGATCAGTTGCACAATGTTCACATGACAGTTGGCCAACACACCTTGTTGTTGCAGTTCACTGGCACTGAGCCGGCCAATTACAGGACCAAGGCTCACAAGCAATGCTTGGCTTTCAAACTTTTCTTTTGGCACAGTCCCAGTCAATCCCCAGCGAATTGGCACTCTAGCCATCACACCTGTGAGCAAGGTTTTCAGCGCATCTGCCTTGGCCATGTGTACTTCGTCTACAATAACGCACACCACATCTTCAAGAAACTCACCTATAGTACAGTCACCCACACCTGCCTTGGTGTTCTTCAGCAGGTTGTTTAGGCTCTGCCATGTGCATATGGTGTGCTGACGTCCGTATTCTTTTCTGTCACCAAAGTACACACCAACATCTTGCTCCATGTTCTTGTAGTCAGCTTCGGTTTGTGTCACTAGACTCTTGTTGGGCACAATCACAATGCTTCGACCATACGGTGTGACGGCATTGCTCAAGGCTGCTGTCATAATGGTCTTGCCTGCACCTGTGGCCACCTCTTGTATGCATTGTGGATTGGCTAAAAAATTGTTGACAATCTCCACTTGGTAATCACGCAACATGACAGACTCACCTGCGGCAGGATGTGTTCGGGGCCAATGCACATGTTCAAAACTTGTTTCGGTCACTTGTTCAAAGTTGAATGTGTTTGAGTAATCGCGTTGATCATCCAGTTCAATGTCATAATTGAGTCGTTCCAAGATGGGCACAATCTCTGGCAATAAGTTTACATAAGTGCTGCCGCCCAGTTGGAAGTATGCTACCTTGCCGTCCCAACGTCCCAGACGCACTGCTGGCAAATAACGTGCAGCCGGGTTTTCATACTTGAATGCATTGACCAGTGCTTTGCGAGCATCCAGGTCCAAACCTTCAATCTTGATGTTTACTTCGTCACGTATTTGTATGGTGCATCGTTTCATATGTATTGAGCCATTTCAGGGAACGTAGTTTTAAAATTCAAATTTCTATATTGATCGTGACGTTGAACAAACTGTTGGAACTGCTCAAATAAATTTTGGTCATCGGTGTTTTGCATTAATTTTGCCCAAACACGCACATCTTCGATTGTACTTGATTGCAATTTATTTACAATGGCCTCCTTGGCCGTATTGGGCCACACTGACGGTCTAAGATGTGCAGGTCGATGTAGTTTGCCCATCCAAGGTCTGGGCAGTCCAATTTGGTTGCACCACTGAACAAATTCTTCAATGTAAAAAATATTATATGCACTCACAGTATGCGCCACACTGAGTTTTATATTTGGGCGGTGCTGTAGTTCAAGATACCTGTGGACATTTGCAACCACAGTGTGCCAATCTGCAGGATATCGCTGATACTCGTACCGATGTGCTATGCCATCAATGCTTAACTGCAAATCTACTTCGGCAAAATGTTCCCATCTTTGTGTCCAGTCTATTCCGGGAAATATTGTAGCATTTGTGGTATAGTGTATGCTGATGTTTTTTGCTTGTTTGGTTTGTATGTAATGATCTAACAGTGCTTGGTGTTGTTCTATACTTGATAAGAATGGTTCTCCACCGTGCATATCTATATGCACCAAGTTGGGTGCAATCGTGGTCAGACTGCTGATTATATCTTGCCGCACATCTTCAATTGATGCAATTTCAACATGGTATAAATCTTTATATTCTTTGTTCCATTTGCTCGACGCATGCGGACTACAAATAATACATTTTAAATTGCAAGTGTTTCCCAGTGCTAGACTGGCTGTCAACAATGCATTGCTATCTAAATCATATTCATCATAATGATGTTTCCAACGAGTGTGATCCAGTTGCCGTTTGCTTTCAATACCGTTTTCTTCTTCTATCTTGCACCGCTCACATCCTGAGGGCCATTGCCCTTGTTGAAACTGTTGTTTGATACCAGTCAGCATGTTGCTTTGGCGATATTCCTCAATGGTGTGTTGTTTGATGTTGAACTTGTCAGCATAGTGACTGTTTTGAAATTTACAACAAGGCAAAATATCTCCCGTGGGCAGTATCTCCAAGTTGCTCCAAGGTGCAAAACAAAAGGTCATGTTATGAATGTACCACGCTGTAAATCCAACCAGTTTTGATAGAAGTTTTTACTGGTAGGAGACAATGTTGTCAACTGAGATAATTGATCCAGCACTGTGCCTGCACGTATTGATTCCAGTGACACTGTTCTATCAGTGTGTTGTTGTAATTGATTGGAAAAGTCAATCATTATTTGTGCATAGTCTCCAACACTGTTGGCACCACAAGCTGTTTGCATTTCAAGCCACACATGCGGGCGGTGTAGTTGTTTAAAACGTTCTGCGGCCCACAATGCTGTGTTTGTATCCTGTACTGTGATACCTATCATAGCATGTTTGCCTTGCACATGATAATCCAAATCATGACTGGGAATAGATCGATATCTAACAGCCATGTTTGCAATGTATTGATCTTTCTCTGTATGGCTATTGAACATGTGAGGCTTTTTGAGTTGCATTCTTTCAAGATCAAACATCACTGCTTTGCCCCTAAACGATGATCCTTGACTGTCAATCAATGCTGTGATCAAATCTCCACAGGTGCCGCCTGTGTAACAAATTATATCTATCATATTTCCACACTCCATGGTGTTCCTTTGTACACAAACCAAAACTTCAAATTGCCGTTTGTGGTGTCAGGATTTTCCAATTGGTCATAGTAGCCATTTTGATCAGGTGTTTTACGAGCAAAGTTAATGCTATACCATACCAATTTTAAATCACATCGCTGTTCCAGTGCCTTGGCCCAATCCAAGTAGTACTGTTCTAAATCTACAGTAAGCCGATTGACGCCTGCAATCTGTGTATCTCTAAAACTGTAAAAGAATCTACAACCAGGATTCATCACAGCAGTGTATTGTTTGCAGTAGCCGGCAATGTTTTCTGTTTCGGTCCAGATGTCGCCACGATTGTTTACCACTGCAAAGTTATCAGCACGCCAAGGCAGTTGTGTCAACTGTTCACGTTGTGGACACAAATATACCTCAGGATAAAATGTCTTGACCACTGGGTGCATTTCCACCGACTCTATTTCTGGCCAAATGTCTTTCAAGTAATATCCGGCACTGGCAAAGAACACTGTGCGACCTAGCTGGCAGTTGCGTAGTATAGCATAATCATACTCATCAATCAAGGCCTTGGAGAGATTTTTTCTGTTCCAAAGCCAGTATTGATGTTTGAGTCGGCCCAGTCGGTATCTAATGTATTGTGTTTTCCAATCATCACGCATGGGCTGTTGATCAAAAAACTCAATCAGTTTGGTCATTGATTTTCCTGATAAAATAGTGTCGATCTGGCACTGCCCAAGTAAAGCTGCGACCGTAGTCTTCAAAGTCCAGGCTCAAATCTACAACATCTGCTGACGGCAAATTCTTTTTTAACCATTGTGTTATGGCCACAGTGTATTTGCTGTCTAATGTGGCATCATGATAACTGTTGTCTATGTTGATGTAGTGTCTGTTCAAACACAAATACAATGCCGGGCACTGATTCAAATGCCATTGTATTTTTTCAATTATGACGGAGCAAGGATATCTGCTGAATTTTTGGTCTGTTATCACCACAAGGTCAGCGTCGGCACTGTGCTCTACTCTGGGCAAGTTACCAAACACATCTGTGTCTGTTTTAAACCGTACCTGTTGATATCCATTGAGTATTATGAAGTCTTGTATTTGCCGTTCACGCCGAAGTTCAACTGGCTCAGTAAAAAAGTTTCTTTGCAATCGATTGAAAATACGTGACCATTTGTACAGTGCCTTAGAGGGCTGAACTATGATTTGCTTTTGTGGTGTGGCAAAGTGCATGTTGTATATAGTAACACATCTAAAAACAAAAGTCAAAAAGACAGGCTCCGAAGAGCCTGTGTAAAAACCCGGGGCGGAGCCAACCAATCCCCGGGGTAAA